GTATTCATTTTATTTACGATTATTTTCATAATATTTTTTATATCTAAATTTATATTTGTTTTAGACAAAATTTGTTTTCCGTGAGGTTCATAATGTTCTAATACATTTAATGATTTTCTATAAATTAACATATTAGAGTGGCCTACGGGTCCATCATCTTCATGATATAAAATACTCATTGGAATAATTAATACTTCTTGTTCTGTATTTTGTATTTTTTGAATACAATTCATAATTAATTTAATCATCTTATAAACATATTTTTGATATTTAGTTAGATATTCATCATTTCCTAATAAACCAAATTGCCCAATATGAATAAATAATGGCTGAACTCCATACTCTTTTGTATATGAATATAAAAAACAATTAGTTGTATTATATTTTTCAATTAAATATTCATACATTAAAGTTTCAAATATATTATGTGGGGTATAATGTATTCCTGACACAACATATTTCTGTCCCTTCTCTTCCAAATTATTAACAAATTTTAACACATTTAAATTGAATTCTTCAACGGGCAATTGATTTGGCTTTTTCGGCTTTGGTATTTTTTTACAATCAAAATATTTGTCCCGTTCATAACCGTCTTTGCATTTCTTGCGACATCTATTCGTAAATGGATTATAATCCATATTGTTGTCTTCGCATTGTTGTTTCTTGCTTGGTTGTGATATTTTTTTAGAGATGGATTTAGCGATGTTATAATCATCATGTATTTTTATTTCCTGTTGAGCTTGACGATATGTTAAATTGTTATCGGTTGCGTATTGTTTAACAAACTCCGTATAAGTCATCATTTATATATATTATTATATTAATTTGAAAATCGGCGTTGAATTTCATCAACGATATTCAATTTTTCAATTAATTTTCCTCTAATTTCTTCAATCCAAAAATAATAAAAGTCTTCGCAGTTGTCGTGTAAAAACTGATGAGCGTCGCAATAATAACAACCGCAAAATTGGCAAAGCATTCTGTTTCTAAATCGGCGTATATATGTCATATAATTTAAATTATTTAACTCTGTTTAAATTATATCTATAACAAAATATATATAATAAATAAAATTTTGAAGACGAGTCGCATTTTGAAATAAAACGATATCATATATATTATAAGTTATTATAGTTTAGTTTATATAATTGAATACATTTTAATAACTCCGTGTCGGAATACAATTCAAATTGTTGAGCTTGTTGTGAACCAATAGATTGAAGGTAAGCTCTTAGATATAGAATAATTTTTTCCCTATTCAATTTTTTAACCATTATATATAACAACATTTTATTATATAATCGCAATTTACACGAATATAAAACAAAATAAAATATATGAATATATTATGAAATATTTATTAAAATCAGAAGCAGTTGACATTTTCAATACATTTATTGATATGATTGATAACGAGATTCCAATTGAAGAAGAATTACAAATATATGAAGATGCTATTAATCGGATAAATCCGGTTGATATTAAAGAATTCTTTTTAAAATCTGAAAATAAAAAATATTATATTCCTGTGTTTAAAGCAATCGTTAAAAAATGGGAAGGTGAACAGAAGCCGTCGGTGAAACTGAAAAAAAAGAAGCGTGTCAATTTAATTATTGAAGACGATACGCCTGCCAAAATGACATTGAAAGAACGGCAACAAGCAATGAAAGAAAAATTAAAAAAACTAGACGAGAATGTCCCGTCGCCTGCGTCGCATGTTAGAGTCACAAGTCCAAATGGTTTTGGTGCGTTTGAGACTTATCTTCTTTTAAGAATACAACCTAATAAAGATAACGAAGCCAATAATTTGATTAAAATGTTAGAACGCGATTTTATTGAACGCGGATTTACTGAATCGGCCGTCAAAGATATTAAGAAGATTTTAAAACTTGCGAAATATAGAGACTTGGTTATTACTTCCGCTATTCAAGAACGCATAAATAATCCTGTTGTCCCGGAGTCGGTTCCCGCTATTCCGGGAGTTGTCCCACAGCCAAAAAAGCGAGGACGACCGCCAAAAAAAAAAATTTTGGAAGGTTCAAATAACCTCATATTGATTGATAATATTATCAAACAAAGCAATATAACAACAAAAATGTTGAAAGATTATTTTGATTATATTTATGAAGAAGGTTCTCAATAAGCCAAATTTGAATTAAGCGTAGAAGAATGAAAAATTATAAATGATTGTTCAAATGCTAATGCGGTTGATTTATCGTATAAATTTATGGAGTCAATCATTTCAATAGTCCAGTTGTCCCAATTTCCGTGTTGTCTTATAAAACGGTATAATCGTTTATTATATGATGGATCATTTGAGTTGTTTGAACGGCTTTTATGTTCCCTTATGCGATTTTTAAGATTGGATGTTTGACCTACATAACATTCTGTTATTGATTCATCTAAACAACGGATAATATAATAATTAACTAACATATGCTAAACTATATTTATATTTATTATTTATGACTCAAACGAATTATTTAAAATCTTCTGAATTAAGATAGTCAGTGAAACCGCGTCTATATTTTTTTAAATCATCTCCCGACTCAATATCAACAATTAATGGTGTGAATTGTTCGCTTGTTGCGTATTTATACATTTTTAGGAGTTGTTCTTTATCAATTGCCAATCCATTAGTTTTTAGAATACTTGATATTTCTCTGTTATTACCTAATTTTAATAAAATTAGATAATTACAATTGCCACGAATGACAAGCGGAATATAATAATAATTTTGAGCCAAATATAAAATACTTACATTCTTTTTCCTTCCACGAATATAAAATTGTGCGAGTCGTTCCTGATGTTTATCCATCTGTAAATCATCAAGGATTATTAAATGGGTTTGTTCTTTGTCTATTTTATCCAAATCGGGTAAAGACTCTTGACCTTCTTTAACTTGCAACGAGTCGCTCTTGCTTGCTAAATATTTATAAAGAGGTTCTGTCTTATCTTTGCAGATCACTGTTATATCGTGAAATGTTCCAGATTTTCCTTTACAAAAAAGATGTATTAAATTGGTAATAAAATTTGTTTTGCCTCCGCCACTGCTCGCTACAACACAAGCGCGGAATGGTATCTTCATCCTATGTAATTCAAAATTTGGATTACTTCCTGTATCATCTAAAAAGTGTTTTGGAATTGTTTCATAAAAGTTAATCATTATATATTGATTAGATATTTTTTAAAATAATAAAATACGAATATATATAATGAATGAACTTTTTACTTTTTTGTCTATAATTCTCGTTCCATTAACGGCTTCAATATTTTTCTATTTATATCGTAGTAAATGTTCATCAGTAAAATTATGTTATGGATTGATTAATATAAATAGGAATGTAGATGATGAATCTAAAATTGACATTTCAAATAATCAAAATAATGCGAATATTATAAATTCAATATAATTCGTTTAATAAATATAATTTATTTATTTAGTAATATTATAATAAATGGCAAATGCGCTGACAAATATCCAGTTGATAGATTTGGCAAAGAGGATGCAGGATACGCCTTTGGCTGGGATTTTCTATAAAGATGAATTAGCAAATGAAACACTTGAATATAATAAGGGTTACGTTATTAATTTAGAAAGCGAAACTGAACCAAATTCTAATGGAACTCATTGGACCTGTTTTATTGTTGCAAAATATCTCAATAATAAGAAAATTGGTTATTACTATGACAGTTACGGTGTAGGACCGCCAAAAGAAGTTACACGATTTTGTCGGGGAATTGAATTACATTATAACAAGGCCGATCATCAGTCACTGATGAGTTCAGTTTGCGGATTTTTTTGCTTGGCGTTCTTGTATTTTGTGACTCGGTGCGACTTGCGTTCAAAAGATTTGCTAAAGGACGCAAAGACCTTTTGTGATTTGTTTTATGACTTGAATATTTCTAATGATTTTAAACATAACGAATTCGTTTTGGAGCAGTTCTTTAAAGCCGAACCAAGCGGGCGAACTGTTATTAAGGATGAGTAGTATTTGAAAAGGTTTTCTAATGTTAATATATGCCACGCAAACGCAAATTGAAAACCGAACAACCACCAATGGAAGGAGACGGGATATTAAATATAGCGAGTTCTTTATGGTCGCCATCAACAGCAGAACCTCCAAAACTAAAAAAATTTCTAGCAGACCACGGCGATGAAACAATTACGAAAATGTTTGTTCGTAGGGAACCTCTTTCAACATTATTATCTATTTTGTTGTCCGTTTTATCGTGGGGCGAAATTAATCGTAAAATTTATTATAGTAATTATGATGAACTTTATCATTTATCATTATTTATTGAGACTGATAAAGGGGTACGTTTCGCAATTGAGAAGAATAGTAGGATAAATATCATTGAAAATCCTCCTGCTAACGATTTTATAGAGATTATACCCGTGCGACTTGTGCGACAAATAACTTTAAATGAATTAATTGAAAATACGAAACAACAAATGGGTGCAACATTTTACCCGTATAATCCGATTGACAACAACTGTCAAGTATTCGTGACAAATTTATTAAAAGCAAACCGATTATTAGTGCCAATTACAAATCAATTTATTAATCAAGATGTTAGACAGATATTTAACACTTCGGCCTTATTAACAAAATTTATGAATTGGGTCATATACGCCGATTATATGAAAGATGTGGTTATTCAAGGAGGTGACATTATTGAGTCGTAATTATTCGTTTATAAACAGTTATAAATATGTAGCAATAATATATAAATGATGGAACTCAATCAACAAACATTAGACAACATTTACGCAATCGCAAGTCAAAAGCAACAACAACTTTTAAAATCAACATTAGACGACAAAAATATAAACAAAGAAGTATTATTATTATCTCAATTTTTGGGAATCGTTGTTAAATTAAAATTAATTCAAACAAAATAATATTTTCTTTAACTATATTATATGTATAGAGTTCAAAACATTCACGGTTGTGGTATAAAAATCAAAAAACAAACAATGATGGGAAGTCGTTGCGGATGTTCTGGTGGTGAGATTTTGCTAGGTTCTCCAGTAGCATTAGCCCCATCAAGCGGTGCAGGTGTAGCATCATTTCCAAATTTATCAAAATTGGACATTCCAAAACTTAAATCAAAGATGAAGAAAATCTCATTTTAAGAAAACCTTTTAAACTCAAACTAAAAAATATAATTAATTTTTGGTTTAACCTTGGGGGCTTAGCCCCCTTGCCCCCGACCGAAAGCGGAATTTCTTTTTAAAAGGTTTAATTAATTCAAATCAATTAATTATATTTCTAAAATTATTTTCTTTTGATAGGATATAATGGATAACATAAATTACGAAATCAGTAGTTCCGATTATAAACGAGAAAATATTTTTTTAAGAAAAAATTGGCTTTCAACCATTGATTTAAACAACGGCGTGTATTCTACAAATCAGTTGGTCATCGATTCCAGCGCATTGAGCAATTCATCTTTATTTGTAGCCTACCGTGAAGGAATCGTCGTTTTGCCCCTATTATTAACGTTGTCATGCACAACCAACGCAGCCGGATTTGCCCCTAACACAACCGCATCATCTTTGGACTGGACACTGGGCCTTAAAAATTGGTTTGGAACAATCATTCATAATATGTCTCTTGAAATGAGCGGTTCAACAATTGTGCAAACTACCCCATATCAGTCAATGTATCAAAATTTCTGTTTATTGACAACTTTAAGTTATGGAGATGTTGCCGTTCTTGGCCAGTCATTGGGGTTTTGGCCTGATATTTCTTTAGCAGTATGTCATGTTCCAACCACGGCCGCCGTTCATGGTATTGGTGTTTGTAACAACCAAAATTTTCCAGTTGCTGGAGGGGCTGTTTCAGGTGCTTTCAATACTTATGAAACATTCAATCAGGGTCTTTACAAACGACAACAATTTATTAATTTTGATGGAGACGGTCTAACTAATCTTGCTACAGGCGCTGCTTGGAGCACTCTTGTTTCAAAAGCAAATCTTAACTTGATGTATAAATCAAATATTATTAACAAGGCCAACGGAACTGGAGCAGGAAATGGATTTGGTGTTATTCAACACTCAGTTGTCGCATCAATTCGCCTTCGCGATTTACACGACTTCTTTGAAAAAATTCCAATGATGAAAGGTGCATTCTTTAAACTAACTCTCAATTTAAATCAAACATCAGTGTCATTCTCAACATCGGCTGGTAAAGCGTTGTCAATTGATTCTATCGTTTCTCCTCAGGGTGGTATTAGTCCAATTATGATTGCGTCGGCAGATACAAGTAATGGAGGTGTTGGTCTTCCTGCGTCATTATCTTTTATCGCATCTATTGCTGTTGGCGCAGATTGTTTAAATACTCAACAGAAAACTGGAACTCAACTCGTCTCAGGATTTTTGAGAAACGCATCACTGATTGTCCCTGCATATCAATTCAATCCTAGTTATGAGTCAAGTTACTTGAGCAATCCTATTCGCCAAATCAATTATGATGACATATATTCTTATCAAGTGCTAAATATTGGTGCTAATGGAGGAAATTTCAATCAACTTCTTACAAACGGTATTAGCGGTTTGAAATCTATTCTTGTTGTCCCAGTTCATACTCCTGCGGCAGTCAATGGCAACATTTCCCCGCTGTTGTCCCCATTTGACCCTTGCGGAGGAGGTCCATCGTCTCCGCTTGTATTTTTGAATAACTTCCAGGTGACGATGTCAGGCCAAAATCAAATTTACAACACGCAAATTTCTACTTATCAAAACTTTTGGAACAACTTGAACGGATGTCGTTGTGTTAATGCTAACCAAATTGACGGTATGAGCGGAAATGGTTTGTTGTCCCAGATTGATTTTGAAACCGAATACTGTTATTTCTATTGTGATATTAGCCGCGGGCTTCCAATTGAAAACAGTGTGGCTAAGTCAGTATCTATTTCAGGAACAAATCTTTCCGCATTGAACGTTGATTTGTATTGCTTTTTAGTCTATGAAACTTCGATAAGTGTAAATTTGTTCAGCGGTTTAAGAGTGTAAATTTTTGTTATCATATATGCTAACAAAATAAATAAATAAAATAAAATATTAAATTAATATTTTATTTTACGATATATTTTTAGATAATGACATTTTTATAAAATTATTTTCTATAACAATAATATAATGGAAGATTACTCAGAAGTCAATATCAAACCACTAACAAGACGAGCAATTAATAAATTGAAGAAAGGGGGGCAAATTAAAATATCTCACGGAGAAATTCCTGTGCGTATGAGTCGTGCTAAAATGGAACAGTTGGCAAAAAAACTATCCAAAGGGAAAGGTGCGTTTCTTAAAATGAGCCCCGAAGAAGTAACTGCTAACGGTGAAGGTATTTTTAAAGCCGTTAAACGTGCAAGCAAAGCAGTAGGAAAACAAGCCAAAAAATTAGCAACACAAGCGGGAGATTATTTGAAATCAACACAGTTTAAAAAAGATTTGGTGAATGTTGCCCGCCCAACAGTCAAAGGCGCGGTTGATGCGGGAATTGCTTCTTTGGCAACAAGCGCAATCGCAACCAACCCCGAATTGGCTCCTCTCATTATTCCGGCGGCATATGCGGCGACTTATGGTGCGAATAAATTAATAGATAAGCCGAGTCTAATAACAGGTAATAAAACCTATGACAAAGGCGGTATGATATTGCCAATGCGAAAACCTCGTGTTCCAAGAATGCCAAAGATGCCAAAGCCTATGGGAAGTGACCCTATTACACATACCCCAAAAAATTTATTGAATGTAGGAAATGGTATATACGCAGGGCAACAATCATCGGGCCGCGGATATACAGGAGAACATATGGGAAGTGGTCACGGGATTTTTGCGGGCGGCCAGGTGATGGTGACAGGTCGTCATACAGTGCGTGATGTATTAGCGAGTGCGGACCCATTACATACGCAACATCATAACCAAATGTTAAAACAGTTTATGTAAGATATTTTAATTATATTATCATTTTTTCCTTTTTTTTTTCTTTTTCCTTTTTTTCCGCATTTTCAAAAGTTGTGTATAATATAGGGCCCTCGTAAGAATACTTTTGAGAATGCGGAAAAAAAGGAAAAAGGAAAGAAAAGGAAAAATATACTCTTAAAAAATAAAGACTATGGGTGTCTTTAAATTACTTACGCACATACACTGCTAATTGATCCCGTGAAGACCCCATATCGGCCATAGTGTCATCAATCTCTTTTTGTTGGTCAATTGTGTATCCAAATTTTGAAGTTAAAAATAATCTACGAATGCTATTGCTCCCTTGGCGCGAGAAAAATAATCGATTAAATCTTTGATTTACCTTTGCTGATGTTAATTTATTTTGATTTGAGTCGAATAATAAATAATTTGTTGGATTTATCTTTATCCATTTGTTAATAATGAGTCTTAATTGATTTGGAATTGTGACTCGTTGTGTGTTATAGAATTTATCTGTTTTATATCTATTGAAAACAAACTCTAATTTCTCCATATAGTTGTCCTTCTCCTTATCAATATTCTTAATTTTAAACTCGGTATAATCCATACTTCTCCGCGGTGGTATATATTTTCCACTCATAACAAGTAATAAAATATAATCAACAAGTTGTTGTTGTTCCTTTCCAGTGAGTGTTGTTTTCTTGAATAAATGTTTAGCATTTAATTCAAGATTATTAAAAACTTCATCAAGTTTCTCTTGGGACAACCAGTTACTGCGTTGTGTTTCTGTTTTCTCTTGAGTCGCTGTAAATGTTTTAACTTTTGCGATATCGTCGTTCATTTCATTTTGATAATGTTTATTCTTTGTTAAAACAAACAACGCCGATAAATAAGTCTTACGACTTGCGGAAGGTTTATCTTTATAATATTCAAGAACCTTTTCATAGTCATCGTTTAAATCCTTCTCAGTTATTTCTTTATCCTTAAATACATTCTTACAAACAGATTTAATAAGAGTTGTATAAGTTTTAATAGATGAGTCGGATAAGTTGGGACGGTTCTCTTTAATAATTTTAGCAATCTCCATTATATATATTCTAATATATATTTTTATTTAATATAATAACGCACAATTAAATAAA